TTAGCTTTCTAAATATTTTTCTAGTTGATCCGCAGCATTTCTGCTTTGTTTAGCAGTGATATGGCTATATACTGATAATGTTATTTCAGGACTTGAATGTCCTACTCTCATTTGAACCGCTGTTACTGGTACGCCAGCAGAAAGCAATGCCGATATATGAGAATGCCTAAAGCCATGAATTGTGATAGGCGGGTTTAGATTGTTATCACGTATTATTTTTTTTAGTCTTTTAGCTGGTGTATTCAATGAATGATAACCATTTTTAGTGTTAGCAAAAACCAATTGATGTGATTGGTTGGTATTAAACCCTAGCATCAAATATAAACGTCTTTGTTCAAATTTCCACCGCTTAAGCCAATAATTAGTTTTGCTATCTATTGGAACAGTGCGGCGGCTATTTTTTGTTTTAGGGGCTTGTACAATTTGTCTGCCGCCTTTGCCTTGGGTTAAAGTCTTGTTGATTCTAATAGTTTTTTTCTTTAAGTCAATATCAGACCATTCAAGGGCTAACAATTCGCCACGTCGGCAGCCAGTATAAGCAAGTACTCGAAACATTGTAAAAATATCTAAACTTTTTTTTGGATTAATACAATTAAAAAACTTAATTAACTGGTTTTTATCCCAGAAATTAGGGCGCTTGTCACCCGCAGTATCGTGTTTTTTGGGTAAAATTATATTTTTAGCTGGATTGTGAGAGACATATTCTTGTTTTATACCATAATCAAAAACAGACACTGTATAATTGTACCAACGTTTATAATTAGCAGTTGCAACACGATACCACTGGTTTACGGCTGATTGGATTTCATGGGTAGTAATAGTTGCTAGCCGTTTATTGCCAAATAAAGGTAGTATATGGTTTTTAAACATTCCCGCAGTACGGTTCCATGTACTCTCACGCACAGTATTTACGTAATTTGTATACCATTCCTGATAAGTTTCAGCAAAAGTAATATTATTTTGTTTTTTTACAACGCCTTGACTAGCTTGCACTTCAAACCTTGCACAAGCTAATGAGGCGCTTTTTTTGCTTTCAAAACCCCGTTTAAGAGCATATTTCTTTTTTCCCGTTTGAGGGTCAATTCCTAAATAAACTTTATACAGCCATTTAATGCCTTTTTTAGTTGAATACTTTTGAATTGAAGCCATTGTATTTCCTCCATAACGCACAGCCGGCAGTGAGTGTGTTATGTATTAGAAATTAACATATCATTATCATATCCATAGGTTCTTAAAAATTCTTTCAAATGTTTCAATAAATCGTTATTAATACCACTTTCATTGGGTACATGGCCATAGAATATTTGATTTTCGGCATAATATTCAAGAACTAAATTAAAAAATATTCTTGTGAATATATTATAAAAATCAATATTCTTATCAATCATTTCTTTTAAGCTACCAACAGTAGGCACATCGCCAAAAAGCATATCATCATAAATTTTAAATAATTGTTCACTTCTTTCTGTATCATAGTTATAAATATCATAAGTATTTTTTTGCAAGATGCCTTTAATACCATTCATAGCCAAAGTAAATTCCTGATTTTTATGATCTTTAGAGATGTAAAATTTATCTCCGCCTAAATACGAAACATAATCATTAAGTTGATGAGCATTGAATTTTAACAGCGTTTCATTATCAATGTATGACGGAATGCTATTTAAAATAAAAGTAACAGGCACATCAAGTGATTTTGCAATTTTGTTAACTAATGTAACTGGTAAAGTTCTGCTTCCATTTTCATAATTATAAAGTGTTGATCTTGAAATGCTTATTCTTTTTGCAAGGACAGCTTGAGGAATTTTTTTGGCTTTCCTAATGTAGACTATTCGCTGGCCTATTTTTCTTGCGTCTTCATCATCAGTCAAAGTAGAACCTCCTTTTCTAATTAATCTTATTTTACCATTTATGCCCAATTCGAGCAATTTTCTAAAAATAAATAGTAGCATTTATTGATTTTTATTCATTTTGAGTTATAATGTTCTATGAAGGTTATTAATTACACATATTGAGCAATTTAAAGGAGGTGAAAACAATGCAAGCGAACTTTAACCTAGAGCTACCAAAAGAATTTGAGAAACAAATTCAGCAATCAGTCATTAACGTTGTAACTAATACAATTGGATCACTTAAAACAGATTCTAAATATCCAGAGTACATGGACAAGGGACAATGCGCAGCATATTTAAATCTTAGCCGCAGTACGTTTGACAAATGGTTAAAGACTGAAAATATTCCAGTTGTTGTTATTAAAGGCGCTTATAGATTCAAAAAGTCTGAAATTGATAAATTCATGTTAGCAAAACAAAAATAAAATAGCACAGCCGGCAAGCAGTGTGAACATGGACTTATTAACAAGGAGTGAGAAAAAAATGTTCAGAAAATTAAATGATTACTTTGGTTTAGGCGAGGGATTTACGATAGAAAAATTTCTTTTTTGGGGTTTTCAGCTATATTGCTTTGTATTGTGTCTATTGGCTAAGATTTCAGAAATTTATTTAACGAGGTAAATAAATATGGGTGTAAATACAAAAAAAGCCTTGCTTCATAAACTTTGGTCGGTTTAAGCAAGACACCTTAAAAAAGTATTTATACCTCTATACTAACAAAATTTGGAGGTTATGAACATGAAAAAAGAAGAAAAAGTAATATTAATCAATAAAAAACAGGTAACAGGCGACTTACTTTACAAACAAGCTTGCAAGCTTACTAATCTATCACAAGAACTTAAATTGGCAGTAGATTTCATTGACCATTTATGTGTTGATTCAAGAGTTGATAAGGACACATTGAACGCGTTCATCAATTCTAGCAGTCTTGGCAATACAACGGACGTTCTGCAAAATATCCAGCATGAAATTGATGAAGTTTCTAATTCAATTTGCCCCGATGAAGTTTAGGCGGGTGGTTGAATGAAAGAATTACAAGCAGAAAAACCAGCGTTAGCATTAGCAGACCATGGATTTAGAGTTTTCCCACTTAGTCCAAACAGTAAAGTACCGCTTAAAGGTACTCACGGTTATAAGGACGCTACGAACGAATTAGAAACTGTTTTTAGTTGGATCATAGCCGAGCCAAGAATGAATTTAGGCTTGAGCCTTGATTCTCTGCTGGTGGTTGATATTGATATACACGATTCAGAGCATAACGGGCGTGAAAGCTTGCTGAAATTAGCTAAAAAGGGCTACCAGTTACCGACTAACACTTATATTGAACAGACACCCAGCGGCGGGCTTCACTACTTTTTTAAATATGATGGTAAACCAACCAGAAAAGTGAATATCCTTGACGGTATCGACTTATTAACCGATTTCGCTGTAATTTCGCCTAGTGAGGTTAATGGAAAGCCATATAAGCCAATTGGCAAGTATCAAATTAAAGATGCAGCACCAGCTCCTCAATGGCTTATAGATATGATGAAACCAGATGAAAAACCATCAAATACAAAATTAGAAATTAAGTTTCCTAGTCGTAAAAAGTACATGGGAAAATTATTAGATGAAATAGTAGCAGGCACGGAAGTTGGCAATCGCAATGAATGGCTTACTCAATTAGCTGGTAAATTAATTTGGACGGGGGCAGATGCACCAACGGTTTATAACATGATGTGCTTTGCTAATGAAAATTTAAGCCAGCCAATAAGTGATAAAGAATTGAATGTAATTTTTAGATCAATCGTCAATAAAGAAAGGCGGGTGGCTAATTAGTGGTAGCTAGACAAATACCAGACGACTTAAAAGAAGTTGCTCAAGAATATGATAAAAAAATAAAAGTAATGACGAAAGAAAACAGCTGGCAAAATCTTCTCAAAATTAATAGTGATGGCGGAGTTAAAACTAGATCAGTATATAATATTCAACTATTCATTAACCATGATGGACTATTCAAAGATTTAATTGCATATGATGAGTTTGCAGATCAAATTATTAAAATTGCAGATGTACCAACTTTAAAAATTAAAAAAGGTTTTTGGACTGATTCAGACGATGCAATTTTAAGAGTCTATCTTGAAAGCCGCTATAATTTACTTTTTGGCAAAGATAATATAACAGATGCGGTTGTTTCTATTTCAAGAGAAAAAACAGTCAATCCAGTTAAAGAAAGGATCGAAAGTGTCAAGTGGGACGGCAAGCCCAGAGCTGCTAACTATTTTATTGATTATTTAGGGGCTGAAAATAACCACTATACAAAAGCGGTAACCAAAGTTTGGCTCACTGGTTTAATTGCTAGAGTATACAAGCCGGGCTGCAAATTTGAAATTGTACCAATTTTAGAGGGGAAGCAGGGCTTAGGAAAAAGTACCGCAGCAAGTATCTTATATCCTGATAAATTCAATGACACAATCGACAGTTTGGGAAAGCAAAAGGACGATTACCAGCAGCTTCAAGGCAGCTGGATTTTAGAAATCGCTGAATTATCTGCTATGAAAAAAACAGACGTTGAAAAAGTAAAAAACTTTATTAGCGCACAAGTTGACAATTACAGAAATAGCTATGGTCGTTATTCAATACCACACCCGAGAAAATGCGTATTCATTGGAACTACCAATCAGACAGATTATTTAAAAGATGCAACGGGCGAGCGAAGATTTTACCCGATTAAATGCGGAGTTAATAAGCCAGCTAAAAATGTTTGGAAACCAGATCACCAAGATATTTTGCAGATACTGGCAGAAGCTAAGACATGGTTTGACAATAAAAGCCCGTTGTACCTAGATAAAGAAACAATGCAAGAAGCTAAAAAATATCAGGCAGCAGCGGAAACTGTTGATCCAATGAAAGATGCTATTGAAGATTTTCTAAGCATGGAAGTACCAACTAATTGGGCTGGCTTATCAATAGACACGAAACAAGCATATTTTAAGCAGCATGGTTCAGAACTTTCAAATTGGTTAAGTAGTCAATTATCGGCAGAACGTGAACCGTTAAAACAGACAACAACTAGAGAAATTTTGGAAGTTGTTTTTAACAAGACGGTTGATAAATATTTACTGGGTAGAACCAATTCAGAAGCTAAGAAAATCAAGTTAATTATGGATAATATGAATGGTTGGTATTCTCAAAGAATTAGGATCAATGGCAAACAAATTAGAGGATATGTTAAGGAAATAGAATAAGTTTAAAAATAACGTGTCACACGTGTCACAGCGACACAAGCCTTGATATAACAGTGTTTTTTAAATTGGAACGTGTCACAGAACGTGTCACACACAAAAAAATGAGTGTGACGGGTTAGCTATAAAGTGTGACAGGTAAGGCTAGCCACAAACGTTGATTTAAAGGCAATGTGACATATGTGACGGGTGTGACGGGTTAAACGCAAACTTTCTTTAATTACGGAGGAAATAATAAAAATGAAAAAACCAGCAAGAGATCCATTTAACACAACAAAAGAGGAAATACACGAGCATACGTTGCATGGCAAGAGTGATGTTTGGGTTGTTGGGCATGGAATAGATTTAGATGGCATAATTGATGAAATTCAGAAAAAACTAGAAACTGATTGTTATTGTCGGGATATTAAGGTTGATTGTTTAAATGGCGAGTATGTTGTAGTTGCTCACTATTCGGGGAAATGGAGGTTTGAATAATGAATACAGAGCTAAATAAAGCATTATGGCGGTTCAGCCTTGATAGCAAGCGCTGGCATAGTCTTAAAAAATACGCCCAAAAAATTGATGATCAATCGCAGCTAATTTTTGATGAAAGTGTTGAAAAAATTACCGATGCTTTGCCGATATACAATATTTTTCTCTATAAGAAATACGAGAAAAAATATAATAAGCTAATTCATCACTATAATTTCATCGCTGAAGTGACTAACGATGCAAGACAAAACATGATAGATGATATAAATGATTTAATTGATTTATTTCAGCAAGAAACACCAGATAATGTTGAGTTAATCAACGCTTATAAAAGATTATTAAATGAGATGGAGGACTAAATAATGAAACAAACTAAATATTTATGGTATAGCGATGATCCAAACCGTGTTGAATTAACGGCGGTTGTCACTGGAAAAAATGGTGTTATTAACATTAGCGAACCTGATTCAAACGGTTTTATAAAGGTTTATCGAAAGAATAGCGATGAATTGGTTAAAGCTCCATACATGAAATTAAAAACCGTGGTCAGTCTTTCAGATGAGGAGGCGGAATAAATGCTTAATTACGATATTTCAAGATTAAAATATAAAGTTCAGTTCGGTACTATTCAATCGGTCGAGAATGATAATACTGGCGATTATGATGAAGAGTTTGTTCCCCAAGTAACTTGCTGGTGTGGAAAATATACGCAAACACAAACACAACAATATACTTTAATGGGCAATGATCAACAGGATTTAATAACGATTGCTATACGGCATAACAGTGCGGTTAAAGAAAGCTTAGTGGCTAAATTAGATGGCGTTCAGTATAATGTGGCAGCGGTCAATAGTGATGATCAGCTGAATGCTTTCGATACAGTGACACTAAAGAAAATAAGTAAGGCTTAGAGGCAAGCCAATGAAAAGCATATATCCTAAAGCAATTGAAGATGAATACAAGTTTCTAGTTGATGCTGGCATTAATATCACTAAGGAAACATTATTTAAAAAGATGTATGATGCTGGTGAAGTTGATATACACGGCCAAAGGATTCAACAAAAATATGATGATTCATATTTAGGATTACTGATTCAAGCACAAGAAAATTTGAGTAAAAGGCTTTAAGTATTGGAGTGATTAATTGAAACCAATGAAGCAATGCAATTGGGCTGGTTGCAACAATACAGTTCCATATGATCAACGCTATTGCGACAAGCATAAGAAACATATCAATAAATACAGATACCACAAACGTATGTATGCAAGTGATGAAAGTAAATATCAGCAGTTCTATAAGTCAACTCAATGGCGGAAGATGAGTAGACACTGGCTAGAAAGAAACCCGATATGTGTTAAGTGTTATGAGCAAGGCATTATCAGGCCAGCACAGATTGTGGATCACGTCCATGAAATTAAAGACGACTGGTCAAGGCGTTTAGATGAAACTAACCTCCAAAGTCTTTGCAGAACTTGCCATAATCGGAAAACTAAGGCTGAAAAACTTAAAAGAGAAGCTAAATAAGTATTTTACTTAAGTAACTACTTACAAAATAAGTATTTATAAGTATTTGAATGAGAGATATTTCTTATTTTAAAAGAGATATTTCTTATTTTTTTTGAAGTGTTGCAAGACAATTTTTAAAATTATTTTTAGTCAAAGCTAGACGCTGAAAACGTTGATATAACAACAATAGGGGGCTATGTTTTTTTAAAACGGGAGCGTACACAGGCAGATTCGCTTATATTAAAATCCGTTCTAAAAGCTTGTTAAACTGCAATATTTGGCTAGATAGTAATCATTACTACTATATAAGTGATAATAAGTGAAATTAATTATTTTGGTAGTTAGAACTCCTTACTATGCGAACATATGTTTGCATTTTTCAGCTGAAAATGTTAAAATAAAGGTAAGATGAAATAAGCCTAGATATATGTAGCCGTTGCCCCACAAGGGATAACGGTATTTTTGTACATAAATTTAAATTGAAGGGAGTTTTAAGCATCTATGAGCAGGAATATCAAATTACTTAAAGATATTAAATCCCATTTAAATAATGAAGAAATTGCCCAGCGTAAAGACATGGAAACAGCTTTGTTTAATTATCCTCAATTAAAAGATGATCCACCAGATTGGCTAAAAGGCAGAGCTTTAACAGAATGGAAACGGGTTGTTCCATATCTAAAAGCCAATACGCCAATTAGTGAACTTGATCGTGGTTTACTGGCTGATTACTGCCGCTGTTATTCAATAGTTCAGACTTGCGAAACAGATATAACTAAGCATGGTTTAGTTCTCACAAATAAAGAAACAGGAATTAAAAAGAAAAATCCATATTATGAAATCATGAGCCAAGCTATGAAAGATATGAAGATGATTTCCGTTGAGTTAGGCATGACAATTAATTCACGGGCAAAGATGGAGCTTAATAAACAAAAACAAGACAAGCCAAAAGATGAGTTTGAAGCGCTGCTTGATGGATAAAGCTGTTAAGTATGCGGAGCAAGTTTTAAGTGGCAAAATTCTAGCTAACAAAAAAATTAAATTGGCTTGTCAAAGATTTAAAAATGAGTTAGCCAAACAAAAAACTAAAGAGTTCCCCTATCATTATAATTCAGAGCTGGCAGAGCGAGTTTATAAGTTTATTGAATTGCTGCCAACTACTGATGGTAAGCCATTAAAATTAGAATTGTTTCAGTGTTTCATTCTAGGTAATCTATATGGCTGGCGGTTAGATTCGGACGATTCAAGGCGTTTCACTAGAGCGCTGTTATCGTTTGCCCGTAAGAATGGTAAGACGTTTATAATCGCTTGCATGGGCGTTGTGGAGTTGCTAATGGAAAAAAGCCCAGCTAGAAATAGACAAATATTGTTTACAGCTAACGGAGCTAAGCAAGCACATCTTGCCTTTGATATGATGACAGACCAGCTAAATTTTATTAGAAATAAATCTGTATATATGCGACAGCGGGTTAAGATCAACAAGCAAAGAGTGACAGACCTTGAAAGCAATAGCTTTGCTGTTCCACTGGCAACTGAAAACAAGCCAAGCATTGACGGGTACAATCCGTCTTTGGCAGTCATGGACGAATACCATGAAAGCAAAAACTATAATATTTTGAATAGTTTAAAGTCCGGTCAAGTTTTAAATCCTAACTCACTGCTGGCCATTATTTCGACAGCCGGTTATAACTTGAATAGCCCATTCAAAAAAGAGTGTGATTATGCTGCTGATATTTTAAGCGGCAAGCAAAAAGCAGATCGCTATTTTGTAGTTATGTATAGCCTTGACGACAAGGAAGAAATTTACAAGCCTGATATGTGGATCAAAGCCAACCCGCTAATGAGTAATGATAAATTAAAAAAGACAATGGTTGAAAAGATTAAATCTGATTTAGATATTGCGGTAGCGCAGGGAAAAGTAAACGATGTTCTAATTAAAAATATGAATATGTTTACTCAAGCTAGAGAGGATAGCTATATCAGCGCAGAGGATTGGGAGAGCGCAAAAATGCGTAAGCCTGATTTAAAAAACAGAGATGTTTATTTTGGTATTGACCTATCTAAAAGCAATGACTTAACGGCGGTTAGCTGGTTAGTTCCAATTGGCAACAGTCGTTTTTATTGCGACAGTCATTCATTTGTCGGTACTAAGTACGGCTTAGAAAATAAGATTAAGCGTGATGGCATTGATTATGTGAGCATGGAGAAAGCCGGCGAGTGTTCAATTACTCGTTTAGATTCCGGTATTATTGATTATGATTCACTGGTTGAATTTGTGCAAAAATTAATCGGCAAATATAATTGGACAGTTAAGGCAATTGCCTATGACCCGTACAATGCACAGACAGTTATTACTAAGTTTGAAAAATTAAATTATCCACTTTTTGAAGTTAGGCAGGGTTTGAAAACTCTGAATATCCCTACTAGAAATTTTAGAGATTTATTATTTGATGGAAAAATTAAGCATAGCGGCAATAAAATCCTAGCTTATGCAATTAACAACGCAATTATTAAAGTTGTAAATAATGGCTGGCAGCTAGACAAGGCTAAAAATAGCAATCGTATTGATCCGGCAGCAGCCCTAATAAATGCTTACGTTGCTGCTATGAATTATTATGATAAAGAGGAGGAAAGCAAAGCTAAAAATGAATATTATGAAACTGCTACAAGTCTGTTCTAGGTACAGCCAAACAATATTTTTAATTTTAGGCTGTTGCTTGTTGGTTGTCGGCGTCGGACTGTTTAATTTTAAACTAAGCGTTATTTTAGCTGGTGTGATTTTAATCATGCTGGCTTTTTTGATCAACTATGAAAAGACAGGGTGTTAAAAATTTTGCACCCGTAAGCGCACGGCAGGTTTTTCCGATTTTTGGGATAAACTAGGTTTTTAACATTTTTGTGAAAAACGGTTTTCCCGAAATCTGGAAAACACTAAGTTTAAATGCGTCTGAAGCATTTAGAAAATTTGTTTTGAGTTCTCTAGAAATCTAGAGAACACTAAACTATAAAATTCAACGAGAGGAAGTGAAAAACAATTGAGCTTTTTTGTAAAAAGTACCAGCAGCACGCAAGATCCGTTTTTAGATGCACTGGTTAGTTTATCAAGTGATGATCCATATACGTTTGTTAGTGCGAGTGTATTAAGAAACACTGACATTTATTCAGCTATTAATATTATTGCCGCTGACATTGCAGGCAATCCAATCCAGACGGGCATACCGATTTGGGATAAGACAATTAATCAAACACCAAACTCAAATATGAGCGGTTATGCTTTCAAGTTTGCGCTGGCTGCTTCAATGTTGCTTAATGGCAATTCGTTTGCATGGATCAAAAATAATCATACTTTGGTTTATTTGCCAAACAATAAAGTGACTGTTCAACAAGACGACGTGAGCGGCAAGTTAGCCTATACTTATTCGCCTGATGGACGAACTAAGCAACAGATTGCGCCTGATAGCATTTTGCATTTTAAGTATTTTGCTAAAGATGGTTCAAGCGGCATTAGTCCACTATATGCGTTAAAAGATGTAAGACAAATAGCCAACGCTGGCAATAAGTTACTGGCTGGTTTCTTTAATCAAGGTATTCATGGCACTACTGTTGTTAAGCTGCATCAAACAGATTTGAGCCCAGATGCAAAAGAGAATATCCGCAAGCAATTCGATTCCGCTACTACTGGCGGTAATGCGTTGAACACAATTGTGACTAGCGATGACATGGACATTTCTAATTTGTCAATTAATACCGATGTGCTAAAACTGGTAAATTCTAATGATTGGACTACAAGACAAGTTGCCGAAGCGTTTCAGTTACCAGTTGAGCGGCTAGGGCTAGAAAACGAGCATTCAAACACCGAGCAAAGCAATATCCAGTACCTCAAAGGGACTTTGCAGCATTATTTTGATTGCTTCACTAGCGAGCTGGCGTTCAAATTAAATGTTAATGCAGTTTTTAATACTGATAACTTGCTAAGCCTTGACCCACAAGACCAACAAGCCATGGCAACTGCTGGTTATTCCGGCGGTATTCTAACCAGAAATGAAGCACGGTCTAAATTAGGATTGCCGCCAACAGATGATGGCAATGTATTTGTAAATATTAATAAGAATGGAGCTGAAAGCAGTGAACAAAATGGATAGACGTTTAACGATTCAAGCGGAGTTGCGGGCACAACAGCCACAAGCTGAAACACCTGAAACAACGCAAGACAATGATTCACAACAGCCGCAAGATGATCAACAAGGCAAAACCATTTCCGGTTATGCGATTGTTTGGAACACGCCAAGCAAAGACTTGGGCGGCTTTACCGAGGTTGTCGCACCCGATGCACTAAATGGCGTTGATTTATCAGACGTTTTAATGCTAAATAATCACGACTATACGCAGGTTTTAGCAAGTGTTAAGGCTGGCACGTTGACTTTAACACCAGATGAAAAAGGGTTAGCATTTTCCGCCCAATTACCTAACACAAGTTTTGCTAACGATGTGTACGAGGAAATTACAAGCGGCAATGTTGATTCATGCAGTTTTGGTTTTGAAGTCAACGATGGCGGCGATACATGGACTAAGGACGATGATGGCAATATTACCAGAACAGTCAACCAAGTTAAGAGCTTATTTGATGTGTCCGTTGTTGCTGTTCCCGCCTATGATGATACCAATGTTCAAGTGGATACACGGAGTTATGAAAAATTTATTAATAAAAAGAAAGAGGTTAAGAAAATGACAAAGCAAACTATTATTGATCCAGAAAAACAACCAGAAACAAAAACAGAATTACGTTCCTTTGAAGATTATATCCGTTCACGTGGCGAACTCCGTGACGGCTTAACAACCACCGGAGCAGCGGCAGTTATCCCCGAAGAGTTAATTACGCCAGTATTCCAATTAAAACAATCAAAATATAACTTAGCACAATATGCAACGGTTAAGCAGGTTTCTAACGGTTCGGGTAAATACCCAATTGCTACCAACCAGCAGAGCGCAGTTTTAGCAACCAAAGACGAGTTAGCAGAGATTGGCGACATTAACGCTAATATGTTTACAGATGTACCGTTCAGCGTTAAAACACGAGCAGGAAAAATTGCATTATCTAATGAAATTGTTGAGGATTCAGAAGTTGACATTGTGGGCGAAGTTAAAAACCAGATGCAACAATTAGTTGATAACACCGACAATAGCCAGATTCTATCATTGTTGACTGGTAAGACTGGCTCAAGTGATAACTTCACTCATACAACCGCTACTGGTATTGATGACTTGAAAAAAGTATTTAACGTAACACTTGATCCGGCATTAGATAAAATGTGGCTTGTAAATCAATCAGCGTTTAATTATCTTGATACCTTGAAAGATTCCGAGGGTCGTTATTTATTACAGCCAGATGTTACCGCACCAAGTGGCTTTGCTATTTTGGGCGCTCCGGTGGCAGTTATTTCTAACTCACTGCTGGCAGACAATTCAGACGGTACATTTCCAATGATTTGCGGCGATTTAAGCCAAGCCATTGCAGTATTCCGCAGAAATCAGACAACCGCGCAATGGGATAAATTCGATCAGTTCAGCCAAGGTTTATCGGTCATTGTCCGCAACGATTATGAAATTATTTCAAACACCGCAGCGGTAGTTATTTCGTTAGGCACAGCAGGCAATTAATATCCAGCGCCTTAATTGGCGCTATACATATTTAGGGGGTTGCGCAAAATTGAGCAGACCCCCAATTTTTTTAAAAAGGGAAGTGATCTACATGGCAATTAATACAAGCGATTCAGGTATTAAACCAGCAGACATAAAAACAAGCTTAAGAATTGATGTAACCGATGATGATAGCATGATTCAACAATATATCACTAATGCGGAAACATATGTGCAAAATGCAGTAAATCCGAGCGCTGATTTGTCTGCTTATCCGCAATATAAATTTGCGGTTAGCCTTTTAACTCAATTTTGGTATCAGAATAGAGTTACCGACATGGCAAAAACGCCATATCAAGTTGTATCAATGATTCAGCAGCTTAGAGGGCTAATTGCTAATAATTAACCGAACGTATGTTTGCATTTTATGTTAAAAAATGTTATAATCAAGGTGTAAAGTGATGATAAAGCTTTACAAAAAAAGGCTTTGATATTTGACTTTATCGAAAAACCGCTAGTTTAACACCGGTTCAAGGTGTGATCAGCGTACGAGGTTATGACCTTGATTAATTTTTGTAGGTAGCGGCTTGGGTTTCAAGATAAACAATTATTAAAACGTCTTTGGTATGATTTTCCAAAAAAATCTTGAATATTTAATCAATGTAATAAGTTATTAGCCGCCGATGCTATCACACAACTGCTTTTTATTTTGGCAGTGTTTGGCTATAACTTTGATCCAAGTTGTTTTAAATTATTTACGTTAGGCGGGTGTAATTCCCGCCCTCCTTATACATATATCTGGGATCTAAGGGGATTCCAACAATGAAACAAGAAATAAAACATATTAAAGCTATTTTAAGCGACTATGCAAGGCTGAAACGTGACTTAAAAGCGTTCAGTCAAGTATCTAGTCCAGCGTTAAGTTCAGCACCAGCACATACACGAAAAAACGGCGTTGAATTGTCTATGGTCAATCATGTTGATCTGGCTTACAGGTTGAAACAAGTTGAAGATGCAATTAATGGCATCAACGATCAAAAGTTAAGAATTATTTTGGTTGATTATGTATTAGCTAAGCATCATTGCGTATCTGATTATTGTCAAAAATGGCAATGGTCAAAAAGTAAGTTTAATTACATGAAAAATAAAGCATTGATAGAGTTTTCAGAGCAATACAAGCTAGACTATTGA